GGGCTTTTCTTTCAGGGCTAATATAAACTTCTTTACGGGTTGAAGTAGGTGCATGTTCACGCCCTGAACCCATTACTGGCCCCCCTCGAGGCTTGCGTGAAGAGTTAGATGAAGAAGAATGATCCCCATCAAACCTTTCAGGAAGTCTACGAGATGCTCTTACCTTTAATTCATCCCAGTATTCTTCAGTTTGCGGATTATATCCATCTTTAGCTAAAGACTTATCAATAGCCATAACAATTGCAGAATCTTCATCTCTTCCTTGCGCATCGTACCAGGGGTTTTCTTTTATAAACTGTTGGGCATAATGCATAGTACGGTTATCAACGGGAGGGGCTGCAGCTTGTCGTGACTGAGCTGTGGCACGTTGCTTGTTGATTTGTAACTGATTAACCTTTGCAATTGCTTCATCTCGGTAACGCATAGCTTGTGTTACATCTTCGCCATTACCGTTTTCTACTGCCTTTGCTATAACTTGCTCAGCCATTTCTGCTTCTTGAGCAGCTTGCTGAATAGCAGAATCCAGAGCGTGTAATTCACCTTGATGAGTTCTCTTTTCAAGAGCTGATATTCTTCGGTCTTTCTCTTCATTTTCACTGCGTAAAAAAGCTAATTCGGTTTTGTCTCTTTTAATAGCAGCGTCGCGGCGTTCTTTACGTTCTATTTTTTCACGCCTTCGCCGTTGGCGTATAGCTTCACGTTCTTTATCTTCTTCATCTTCTAGTAGTTCTCGTTGAGGAACGGCTTCGTTATCTTCTTCAACCACTTCTTCAGCTGTTGAAATATCAGCTTCAGCTTCTTCAACTGGTGGTTCTTCCACGATAATAATTTCTTCATTTTCCTGATCTTCTTGTTCGTCATCTATTTCTGTTAATACATTTTCATTAGTAACCATAATTCATCTCCTTCTTCAGATGAAAGCCTTGATCATTAAAGGGTCACCAGTTACTTGCCCGATAATATCAAGGTCATTAAATATTACAAACATTGCAGATTCATTTGTATCGTTATCAGGAATAGCTACTTCCCACCGATCACCGCCATATTTGGCTACACGTACAAATTCACCCTCTTTACACCAATCCCCTTCAGGCCACCCTTTCATGGTGTCTCTGTTTTTAAAAGCTAATGGCCCTAAAGAAATTATTTTACCAATCTGAGTGTTCCATTTTTCCGTGTCTTGTGTTTCACTGCTTAAAATAATACCCCCAGCAGTTTTTCTTTTTGCTGTTCGTATTTGAACCAGAACGCGGCTTCCAAAAGGCTGTATTCCTGCATCTACTGCTGGAAAAGCCTCTGCTAGAGCATCCTCATAAGTCATTGTCGCTATATTCCTCTTCGCTTAAATGTTGTAAAAGTAAATTAATAGCTTCTTCATAACCAGCTACCATGCCTACCCTATAGCCGTATTCAAAATTATCCCGATCTACAGGCCGCCTTAGAGCATCAAGTGCAAAATTTGACTGGTTTATCTTTAAAAGATTCAGAAACTGAGATTCACGCGGCATATACTACTGTCCTGTAACTTTATAGCCAGCAGCCATGCGTTTTCTTTGTGGTACATCAGGAGAATCATAATTTACTGACCCTCCCTTTCCATAACCTGCAGCTTTTTTGGCTGCCTCTTTTCCAGCTTTGGTATATGGATATTTTTTTCCTTTTACAGTAGGCATAAGGTTCTCCTTTAAGATTTAAGGTGATGGATCAGGGTCAATCCCTGTTCCTGTGCTTACAGCCACTTTTTCATCAGTAGCTATTTCTGCGGCAGCTAATAATTTAGCCGTTTCGTTATCACTGGTGTTAATACGTTCACGAGTAGCTAATTCAGCTAATTTACGTTCATTTTCATTAGCTTCACGCTGTCTTTGTCGTTCATTTTCGTTTGCTTCGCGTATATTTTGCCGTTCTGTTTCGCCCATTTCACGCAATCCTTGAAGTTTTGCATCTTCTTGGCGATCAATTTCCTTTTCGCGCATCTTAGCAGCTTCGATTTCAGCTGCCTGTTGCATTTTCAACTGATCCATTTGTGTTTGATGTGTAGCTTTCATTTGATCAAGCTGCATACGAGCCGAATCCATTTGCATTTTGGCTTGATCCATTTGTGTTTTCTGAGCTAACTGATCTTGTTTAATTTGGGCTCCTAATTCAGCAATTTTCATGCGTTCATCATTAGGCATTGGGGGTTGTGGCTTGTATTGCTGTGCAACTCCATATATTTGCTCTAATTCTTGTCCAAATCCCCCTAACTGGGTTTCTATGAATTTTTGGACTTCAAGAATAATAGCTACTTCCTGTTCTGCTTCTTCAGGAATAAGCTCACGACTTTGTGCCATACTAATAGCGTTATGGGATTCAATTAAATAATAATTTAAAAGATGGTCACGCAAGTGCAGTGCCATAGGATATAAAAACTCAGCTACAATCACAGGATTACTCCCAAATAACGGAGAATTTAAAAACGGTAAATGTACCTGCATATGTGCCAAGTGATCTTGCTGGGGTAAGACATAGATAGGTTGACGCATTGCAGCGGCAACATTTTCAGTTACAGGGTCTCTATCTTCCGATCCTGGTTGAATTTTAAGAACATCATCAGAAGGAATTTTAAGCGTATTCAAAAACATTTCTTCAATAGCTCTTTGATCATACATCTGCGGCAAAACTGCAGCTCGTTGCATAATGGCTTGCACTTGGGCAAATCTTTGAGCTTCACTAAAGATTGCAGGGTTGCTTATAGGGAGAACATCAGAAGGCCCGTCAAAATCTTCTACAGTTATAGAAAGCCCTGCCTTTAATCCGTCTAAATCTTCTTGTGTATAGTAGGCACTATTTATACGATGGAGTATATCAAGACACCGTGCCATTGATCCATGTAAACGCGAATGAATAGAACTAAAGACCACCATCCCCTGTTCAATAATAGCCATCGTTGTGCCCACAGGGGCATTAGGATTCTGCTCATTAAATTTTTCAAAGCTAGTTTGAACTACGCCCTTTCCAGCATTGACAAGAAACCCGAGCAACTGAAACAAAGTGGGGCTTGGCCCTGCAAACGGTAATGGCATAGCAAGTTTTCTTACGTCATCAATTAATGCGCCGCCTTCCATTTCTACTATTTCAGTAGGCTGCACATTTATAGTCTGACCGTTTGGCCCCCCTTTCAACTTTAATAAGGTGGGAACATTTTGAATGTAAGCTGAATCTAGCAATGCGCGTAATGCGCCTGTAGCTGCCCCACTCAAACCCCCAATCATATGCGTTAATCCGATAGGGTACGCTCCCCGCCAAGGAACAAAGGGAAACTCAACTATCCACATTAATTCATTGTGACGTTCATCATTGGGTTCCCAGTTTCGATAAAGGGAAAGAGGCTTTTCTGTGGTTTTATCAATACTTAAAATGTAAGGAAATGTGCCATCACCAAAGTCAAGGGATGTATAAACTTCAAAAATAGTTCTTAACCCATCTTCATTGTAGCTAGTGTTTTGCTTACCTTCTATTTTTTCATTGGCTTTGGCTGCATCGCTAAATTCAGGTTCATTGGGTGAAGGTAAATCTACATCGCTATACATTCCAACATTTACACGCTTGTGATATTCCATTTTGGTAATGTATTGCACATGGGTTTTCCGTTCTGCTGTATAAAAATTAGTAGCAGAAAATGGTAAATAGACATCATCAATAGGAACAAACTCTGAAGTAGGGCGGTTATACTGCGCGCTCCACATAAATTTCATATATTGACCACCGCCTAGTGGTAACTGGGTGCTTAATTGTTCAAGCTCAGAACGAAACTCAACCATTTGTTCAGTGGTTTGCCAATTTAAAAAGTCAGTTTTGCGCTGTGCCTTTTCAACAGCTGCCTTTGTTGATTCTCCCAGTATTTTACTTTTAACGGGGCCATTAGGAGGAAACACTTCTTTTATAAATCTTGCACTAAAATCTACACAGGCTTCAACAAGCATAGGATGGACAACCTTATTAGCTCCACTAAACTGTGCCCCTCCAGGCGCATCATCGCCTAACCCTGTCCTACGCAATCCTTCTTCATATTGTTTGTCCCGTTTTTGACGCGCTTCCTTGTCGCGTTCAATTTTTTCCATTAAATCATTAACAGCCTCTTTGAGCATCGACTGATCAACATCATCGAGGATGTTGGCAAAGTGGTCTCGTTGTTCTTTTTCATTTTCAAGGCGAGGCCCTAGACGAATAACAGCTCCCCCGTCTGGAGTGTTTTCTACATCTAGTTCTTCTTGTGAAACCTCTACTGTTTCTCCCTGTTCAACAAGATCTTTTTCTTCCATAGAAATATCAGTCATAAGCTTCTTCCAATATGAGGTTGGCGCGTTCTTCAATTACAACAGGGTCATACTCTATCATCCCGCCTTCAGCCATTTTTGAAGCGTATACATCAGGATAGATGAGGGTTAAATCAATGTACTGGCCTGAAGGGGTGTTATACCCTCTTGGCGGCATTATTCCTTCAGCTGAGCGTGAAAGAAGATATTGATAGCGTTCTTCAGGGGACGCTGTATAAAGAAGCTGATCCTCTTGGCTCATGCGTTGAGCGTCTAGTCCACTTCCAGGCCGTGTTGACCAGAAGCCTGAAGGAAAAAAAGTACGCCGACTACGCCCTCCCAGCAAAGAAGAGCTTCCATCATCTACCACTTCTTCAGTTTCACTTTCTTCTAGCCATATATTGTCTTGGGGTGTGTCACCGCCAATGGTGGTGAGTCCTTCCTCTTCCTCTTTTGCATCAACCATATCTTGCCCTGCGTCAGTTAGGGGAGAATAATGAACTTTACCGATAAATGGTATGTCAATCATTCCTTTATAATCACGTCCTGGTTCAAGATGAGACTTAAAAGATTCTACCTCACTTATGTCTTGCCCAATGGCTGTAGCAATTCCTTGATCTTCTCCAACAGCATCTTCTTTGGATTGTTCTATAGCAGCTTGTTCAGCTATAGCATTAGCTATATCCATTGCATCTAAATCATCTATATCACCGTAAGTATCACCGTAACCACTAGTTGGACTGCCTAAACCAGATGTCTCCGCATCTACAGATTCGTCGCCAGTACCTGCATAATAATAACGTGCATGAAGATCAAATAGGCTTTTAGGAACGCCTCTTCTATGTCTGTAATTCATCATTTTATCGCCTTCCTCGCTAAAATCTCTTATTAAATCGTGCCCCCACGAAGTTAGGGTCT